GGTCGTCGCGCTGCACGTTCGACAGGCGCCGGTTCTGCACGTAGATGCCGAGCAGACCGAGCAGCGCCGGGATCGTCGTGCCCAACACGGCGATGAGGGCGACCGACAGGTTCTCGCTGAGGGCGGTCATGCGACGATCCCGAACAGTCGCTCGAGGTTCGTGACACGCTCGGGGAGCTCGTCGCCGGCCACGTACTCGAGGTGCCAGTTCTCCGTACGGTTGTTCCAGGCGAACCCGTGATCGAGCGCGTTGGCTTCAAGCCATGCGAATGCCCAACGGTTTGTGCCGATCGCCTGAATCTTCCAGCCCGACGGTGTCTCCACCCACCACGCCGCATCGAACGCCAACCCCCAACCGTGGTTCGACGTGCCGGGGACGGCGGCCATCGCGTTGCCACGCTTCAACCACCACGTCTTGCCCTGCCAGAACTTCGTTGACTGGGTGCAGGTGACCGGGTTGTACTTGTCGACGTACCGGGCGTAGAACGTCGTCTCCTGGCGTTGCAGGTTCCGGTATCCGTCGGCCAACGACACGACGGTGAGCTGCTGGCCCGTCTCGTTCCAACAGTTGAACTGCAACACATCAAACGCACGCGACGCCAACGGATGCAACGCGACGAACCCGTGACCGGGCGCCATGCTGTTACGCAACTGGTCGGCGCGCAGCAGACCGTTGCTCTTGAAGTCGACGCCGGCCGGGTAGGTGAGCGGCTTGCGAATCTCGGACCAGGCAGCCATCAGTGCTCAGTCGTCAACGTCACGATGCCAGCGCGCAAGCAGATCGTCAGCCAGCCGTCGCCGTCGATGTCCACGCCGGTTCCGGTCGTGCCGCCCTGCACCTCGGTCGCGACAACATCGCAGTACTTGCGATCATCCTCGGCAGGCGTCGGATCACATGCCGTCACAGCGACAACGAGCGCGACAAGAGGGAGAGTGCGAAACATTGGTTGGCTCCGATCAGGTCGCCGACGCGGCGAAGTAGGAGAACTGCACAAAGAACTGATCGCCAGAGGCGAGGCCGACTGACGGCGATACACCGAGGCTGTTGGCGTTGCCCGAAACTGCAAAACCGAACCCGCCGGACGTGTTCAGGGTGATCGTTCCGGCGTAGTACGTTGACCCTGAATCGTGATAACGGAACGCCCCGACAGATTGAAGCGTGTTAGCCGGGACCGGCAGGTTGGTCGCGAGGGAGATGCCGTTCCCAGCCGTGCCGGTGCCAGTCAGGATGTCGATTTGACCAACGCCAACAATCAGCCGACCAAAACGGGTATAGAAACAATCGGTCGAACTCCATGTTCCGGCGTAACCGGTCTGCGTCGGCGTACCTGTCCACGTGGTCGGCGTCCCGTAGGTGCCGAACTGCACCGCCGCTGACCCGTTGTGGATCACCAACTGATCAGTCGACGTGTTGACCGCCAACATGCCCTCGGTCGTGACGTCGTTCGATGTCGTGTACGGCACAGCGTGGTCGCGCACCGAGTTGCCCCACGCGCTCGTAATCGTTGTGCCACTCGTGACGGTGAGCGTTGAACGTGCAGCCATCTAGAAGTCCTCCACTCGAAGCAACGGCCACGCAGGCCCGCACGGGTCGTGATCGAGCACGACAGTTGTTGGTTCGTCGGTGAACTCAAGCGCACCGCACCGCTGGGCGACCTTCGCCGCAGCGACTGCGACGGCTTGGCCGCGCAACTCGGCGAGCCACTGCTCATCCTCGGCGCCGGCATTCAGACACGACTCGGCATCACCGAAGTCGCGGCCGACATGGACAGCCCACCGCCACATGCCACCAGCACCAGGCGACGACGCCTCGGCGATCAGATGCACCACAACAACGATCTCCATCTAGTAGTACCACTTCGCCGTATCCCACACCCCGGTGTCCCACACCGACGCAGAGAACCCGGTCCACGCCGCGGCCGACTGAAACGCGAAGTCGATCGACCATTGCTGCGGGCGGATGTGGTGGGCGATGCCGTCAACGAACACCTGACGGCTGATCGACACACCCGACACCGGCGGCGCAACGGTCACCGTGCATCTGTCCTGCATCCCGAGGTCGAGCAGCGACGCCCACGTCTGACCGTTGACCGGATCGCACGACACGCCACGAACTCGGTAGTTGTCGGCCGGCGAACCGATCGCGACCGCCAGCCCTGCGAGCGCCAGCACTGTGTTGTCGTCGACATTTGCAAGATTCGTCTTGGTCCGTCGCGGCACGCCCGAACCGGACACCTGCTCGACGCCACCCGTGCGCGTGTACGCAGTCTGACGAACGATGAACTGGCGCGCCGACGACACCACCGGATCGCGAAACCCAACCGACGCAGCCGAGAACGTCGTCTGCGACGTGTTGTAGCGAGACTGTGTTACCCGACCAGAACGACTCAGGAACCGCAACCCACCGTCCAGGCCGACCGCCAACGGCTCGTACCAGACGGCACCACCCTCGGAGTCGACCACCTCATGCAACTGGTCGAGCCCGTTGCCCTCGAGGTCGGTGGCCTGCAGGTACGAGTCGCCCGTGTCGAGCGAACGCATCGACGCCGAGAACCCGGCAGCGTCAAGGATGCGGCCGACCCTTAGGTTTGACCGTTCGCCGTCGCCGACCGCAGTCACCGACGACCCGTTCCACTGCGCGACCAACGACGACCGGTCAATGACGGTCAGCACCGTGACGGCGTCGTAGCCCAACTCGGGGAACTCGTCCTGCCAGTCCTCCACGATGCCGCAGAACAGGTTGTAGTCAACGCTTGACCACGTCGCCTTCAGGCGCACGCCGATCTCCGGCAACACCTGCGACACACCGCCCGACACGTACGGACCCGACAGGTTCGCCGGAGTGAACCGGCCGTCACGGTTGTCAAGCACGATCGTCGCCGTACCCGGCGAGTAGCGGCCCGTCTCGTCCGAGCTCGGACGGTTCGTGTCGCACGACCGCACGTAGGCCGAGATGTCGGTCCACGTGGAGCCCGAGAAGTTGACGGTGAGCGTCAGGTCCGGGTAGGCCGAACCGAAGCTGATCGTCACGACCGCCAGCCCTTGCCGTTGAGCCGCTCGTACTGCTTGATCGCGGCGATCACACTGTTCGGATCGGCAGCGGTGTTGATGACTACATTCATCGACCCGCCGAGCGCATGGTTTGGCACGATGTTCCCGCCAGCGCTGCCCATCTGCAACACCTCGGGCCCGTTCTCGCCGACGAGATACGACCCGCCGGCCGACACCGGGCCACCCATCGCACGACGGCCATCACGGCCCGTCGACACGTTCGGAAGCGCGAATCCGGTCGTCGGGTTGATCGCGACCGCACGCTGACGCGTCAGGTGGCTGAGAGCCAGCTCGGCCTCGTCGAACTTGCCCTGGTCAATCAGGGCCAGAATCTCGGTCTGCTTCTGTGCGGGGACGTCCTCAATCGACTCAAGCACGTCGATCAACTCAAGCTTGAGATCGTTGGCAGCGACGCGCATTTCGTCGTTTGACAGCTTGCCCTCAGCCAGATCCCAGCGGTATTGCCGCATGGAATCCTCAAGGCTCAGCCACGCCTGTTCGTCGCTGATCTCACCACGCAGGTCGCTGTACGCGCCCTCGAGGTCTTTGGTCGCCTGCTCAAGGTCTTTGGTCGCCTGCTCGGCGTCGTTGATGGTGTCGATGTAGCTCGACTGCATCCGACGCTCGAACGTCGACACGGAGTCGGTGACAGCGTTCAGCTTGGCGTCGTTCAGCTCAAGCGCCGCGGTCAATGCCGTTAGCGTCGTTTCGCCGTTGATAACCGCCATGAACGTCTTGTCGAAGTCCAGTCCGGCGCGCTCGATGGCCGGGGCCAGATTAAACAGCGCCTCCTCGGTGTCCATCGACGACCTCGCGACGCCGTACAACGCCTGTGACACGTCGGCGAACTTGCCGCCGACCTTCACGCCGACCTCAGCAACCTCGACCGCCTGCTCGGCGAGACTCGCCAACTGCGGCACCAACGACTCACCAACGGTGAGCGCTAGATCCTCGAGCTTGTCGCGCAGGTTGTCCATCGACTCGCGGAAGTTGCGCGCCTTGCGCAACTCGTCCTCGTCGATGACCTTCGCGTCAGACACGCCAGCCAGCGCCGTCTGCACGTCACCGGCCGACATCTCGAGCAGTTCGGCGACCTCGCCGTAGCTCTTGCCGAACAACTCCTGCGCAGCCTTGGCCCGCTTCGTCGGGTCTTCGATCTTGCCGATCGTCGTCGCCGCGTTGATGAACGTGGCGTTCGCGTCGACCACGCCGTCCTTGGTCTTGACGATCTCGACGCCGTACTCCGACAGTGCGGGCTTGCCGTCGGCGATCGACTTGTTCAGCTTCTGGAACGCCCCTTGGATCGTCCCTGCCTCGATGCCGAGGTCGCCCGCCACCTCGATCCAGCGCGACGCATCCTCCACCGCGAGGCCCGTCGCATCAGCAAACTTGCCGGCGCCGAGCGCTGCATCCTGAAACGCGCCGACTGCCTTCACGCCGAACGCAACCAGCGCCGTGCCAGCGGCAACCGCTGCGGCTGCTGTGTTGGCCTTGAGCGTGTCGCCGAGGCCAGAGAACCCGGCCTTCAGCTTGCCAGTAGCGCCGTCGGCGTCAGCGATGTCGCGCTTGATCTTGCCGAACGAACCCTTGTCGTCGACCTCAAACAGAAGCCGGATCTTGTCGCTGAACGTTGCCAAGATCGTCTCCTCTTAGAAGTGCTTACGCAGCACCCTTGTCACGTGCTGATGAGCCGTCTTCGGCAACTCGCGCTCCATGTCGGCCGTAGCGTCCGACCACGTGCTCTTGCCGCCATGAGCGCCGACATTGCGCTTCACTTTGCGCGACTTGGCGATGACAGCCCCGTCACGCTTTCGGACACGCGACCCGGACGAACGAGAGTCCCCGGCGTTGTACGCCTTGCGACCCTCCTCGAGTACACGCATCGGCCCCTTGGCCCGCCGCTCGGGACTGATCTCCACTGTCCGCTCAGCAACGTCGAACCGTGACTTCACGTCGAACGGGTTGCCGCGGCGCCACCCCGACATCGACATGTCGCCGATGTCGTTGCGGACAGCGCGATCGGCAAGCTTCTTGCCTTCCATGCCAACAGCGCGAAACAAAGCCGGGTCGTCAAGCTCGTTCAGCACTTTGTCGACCTTGAGCGCGAACGCTGCAAGGTCGGGGCTGGTAGCCACGACCTAGAAGACCGTGTTGGTGACAGCCCCGGTGATCTGCAACGACGCCGACAGGTCGACACGACCGCCGACCGACGACGACAGTGACACCTGCGTCACCCACGCCTCAGCCGAGATGCGAGCCTCGGAAGCGACCGAACCACCAGGGCCCCACAGGATCGTCGACGTCGACGAACCAGCCGACTGCGCGGCCTTGACTGCCGTCAACAGGGTGAACATCGGGGCGTCATACGGGCCCGAGATCGTCACCGTGTCACCGTCGGTCAGACCGTTGATGAACGCCTTGGCGGCGGTGCCGAAGGCGGAGACGTCGAGCGTGTCGACCGACTGCGGCCACGAGAAGTTGTCCGAATACCGGGACACGTTGGTGCCGGCGCCGTTGACGCCGTCGATCATCACGAACGAGGTTGTACCCGCGCGAAAAGCCATGATTGCTCCTTGGAACTGAAGGGGGTGGAGGGGGACTAGCGGCGAGCGAACGACACGAAACGCGTCGCCGAACCCGTACCGACAACCGTGTCGACGACACGCAGATAGCGGCGCACGGTCGTGCCAGCCGCCACCTCGACACGCTGCGACGTCGCAGCGGTCGCAGCGGTGAACGTCACGAGCGTCGCCCACGACGTCGAACCGTCGACGCTGTGCTCGATCGTGATTGTGTCCGACGTCAACCCGGAGAACGCCGACACATGCAGATGCGCTACGCCGCCGTTGGTCGTACCGGCCGCACCATCGCGAGCCGTGCCGTTGCCGGTCGTTGTGATCGCCGTGAAGTTCTCGACCACCGTGCCGACGTCGAAGTTGCCCGTCGACTGGAACGCCGCCGAGCACGTCACCACATCAGCGACAGGCGCGACGCCGGTGAAGTTGCCGAGGTGAGCGTTCACCATGACCGCAACCTGGCCGGTCGTGAACCCGTCAGGGCACAGCGTCAACGGATACGGCCCTGTGGCCTTCTGTGCCGTGAGCGCCGAGTACTGAAGGTTCGTGGTGCCGATCGTGTCGAACAGCATGTCCAGCGAGCCGGAGGACTCGTCCTGGCCGATGATGAACGTCTTAGCCGTGTCCGACAGAACCGTCGTATCCAGCGCCGCCGTCGCGGCCGTCAGGTTGTAGCCACGTGCGTAGCCGGATGCGTTCAGCAATCCGACCGCAACCCGCGACGCTTGCGCTGAGACGAAAGCCATTAGAAGACCACCTCTACATCGAGTCGGACGGCGAGGTACTCGGCGGTATCAACCGACACTGCTTGCACCTCGCTCACGTTCACCACTTGCGCGTAATCCACCGTGACGTTCTGCCAGTTGTCCTCGTCCTGCAACGCGGCGATCACCGACGTGGCGCCGGACAGCTCCACCCAGTCATCGAGCAGGTTCTGTGCCGCACGATCGGCCGCACGGGGCGTGTAGATCGTCACCGTGAACTCGTACTGCGCCTTCGCCCCGGAGAACACGTAACGCGGGTCAAACGCGCGACGAGACACGACAGCGATCGGGCCGACCATCTGATCCGGCACGATCGCCGAACCGCGCAAGCCTTCGATGTTGTCGTCAATGATCCCGGCGAGCTGCTCGCGGACTTCGCTGACCGTCGTCATCCGACCCTCGGCTTGCAGTACGGCTCGAGTAGCGCCTCGGCGACGGGGTGCAACCGGTTCTGCATCCGCAGAGCAACGCCGGCGTCAGCGAACTGGATCGCACCCAGCGACGCATCATCAGCCTTGAACAACAGACCAGCCTGCACAAGACACGCCTTGGTCACGTCGTCGGGGATCGCCGGCCAACCGAACTTCGCGGTGACCTGCACGCCCGGACGGCCGGTGCCATGCACGGGGAACGACACGGCACC